GTCCGCTCCGCGGACTGCCAGTTGGACATCTGTGTAACGTTTGTGATCGCCCGGTGTCGTCCGCTCCGCGGACTGCCTGTTATTTATATGTGTAACGTTAGTAATCGTGAGTGATCGGGCGGTTGTCGGTAGATGGCTGCCGGAGGCTGTTGCCCTCCGGGTGACGGACACGGGCGTAGGGTTTATGTGTGCAGGATTAGTGATATAAATTTTCTAGAAATTTTTCTAGAAAAAGTATTGACATATTTCTAGAAAAGTGGTATTGTAATATCAGAAACAAGGAAAACCAATAATACAAAATAGAAAATGGAGGAAACAAAAATGAAAGAAATTAAGAGACAAAGTGGCTATGAAGTTGTAGTAACAAAATATGGAAAAGAGATTATCAGATATAAAGTTGAGTCATTATTAACAGCAAATGAATTAGTAAAAACTTTCTGTTCACAAGCTATGAAAGAAAATAGTGAAATTTTCTTTTCCATCTATGAAAATGGAATAGAAATAGTAAATGGAGAACATTTTTCGGAAGATGCTTTTTATTACTACTCAGATCTTAGACCGGAAATATTTGCTACTTACAAGATGTCTTGCAATAGATAACATTAAAAAATGGAGGAAATCACAATGATTAAAATTATGCTTATAAAAAACGAATTATCAAAGGATGAGAAAGATTTTTTTGAAAAGATGAATCCGGGATTCAGTGTAACGGGGGACGTATTATGTGTGGAATCAGATGATGGTAGTGGCGAAAAATATGTAGTTTTTAAAGGTCCGTATACTAAGACGTATTCTTGCCGCGAGTGCAAAGAATATTATGAATTGGCATATGTGGATGGATATGTTAGATTCGACAAGGAAACTTTTGACCTTATATAATAAATAACACGCTGACCTATCGGCAATACGGGGAGAAAAGAAGATAACATGAGAATTAATAAAATGACTTATGAAGAACTTGTTAAAATGCAAAATAGCGTTGCTGACCTGCCTTTCTATGTAACAAGAAAAGTAGGAATGGAGATTAAAGTGTATGCCTATTCTCACTCGTCTATGACCAACGGTTACATTCGTAAAAATGCAACCTATAATCCGAAACCATATAAAGGACGTTTTGGTGTAGGGTTTACTGTAAAATCCAACAATGACGCAAGCACTCGTTATGCTTATATAACTTATTATATTGAAATCGAACATTCAGTTATCTGTTCTGCTAACGATAATTGTACGTTGTGTCCATTGTATACGATAGAAAATGGAGAGCACTGTTTATATTAAGGAGGTCTCATCATGAGAGTAAAAGATTTTGTAAAAATGTATCGCGGTATGAAGTGCTTAGAAGTCGAAATTTACGCTAGTGTTACCATTTTTAATGAAGAATATCACGTATTAGTAAGGGAATTTTGCCATGGATTACGCAAAAGTCTACAGTGAAAGAAAAGAAAACTTCATGTCTGAGGAAGTTTTAGGTTTCGAAATTGAGTCCGGTAAATTAAAACTTTTTATTAGGGGGTGCGAATAATGCCAGCGTCAAAAGACTATAGTATCTATCAGGAACTCGACTTATCCATCGACCAGATCAAACGCGAACTTCCACGCGTTGCGCAGGCGGCAAACAGCCGCCTTGCCAAACTGGAAAAAATTCACGCCCGCGACCAATGGGCGTACGGACGCGTAAAAGAATTTTTTGCGTCACAAGGGAGGTCAAAAGATCGCTTTTTGAAAGGCGTAAAACGATCGGATGCATCTCTCCGGCAGGAGTGGGATATGATGGTTGCGTTTTTGAACGCACCGGAAACAACGTTGGAAGGGTACAGAATAGCTGAATTGCAACGGCGTTTTGACAAGGATGGGAAAATTGTTGGGAACGTTGACGAAAGCAATTACAAGGACTTATATCGTTTTTTGACATCCAACTTATATAAGAAGAGTCTGAGAAGAGAGTTAGACTCAAATCAGATCATCGATGATTTTCTTCTGAAAATGAGTGATAATACTTATGATTACGAAGATATTATGGATGAGTATAAAGAGTATCTGGACGGCTACATCACAGAAGAAGAACTTTTTGCAGAAACTAGACTAAAATTGAAGTAGGTGAAAAAATGTACGAATTAGAAGTGCCTGTTATGATAGACGGGAAAGAGAATGTTTCACGTGAAACAATTTACACGGTCAATGATTTTCCGTTCTCGTCTTTCCAGACTGTACGCGAATGCCGCAAGCGTGGAAGAAAGAAAAATCCTGTCATTTATTACGATGTTGAAATGGCGTTTGACATCGAAACAACCACACTGGAAAAGTTGGACTACGTGCGTTATAATAAGACAGGTGAAAAAGTGGTAAAAGGAACCGCCTTTCTGTATCAATGGCAATTTTGTATCAAAGATACCGTGTGTTTTGGACGCACATGGAACGAGTTTCTTTCATTCTGTGAAAAACTGCATTTGTATTTGCATACTTCTGATTGGCAGCGCGTGGTTGTGTACGTTCATAACTTGTCTTATGAATTTCAGTTTATGAAAGATTTTATTGAATTTTCTGAAATTTTTGCACGAGATGCACATAAGGTAATGAAATGCTTTTCGCATCGTTATGGTATCGAGTTTAGATGCTCTTACTTTCTAAGCAATATGAGTCTTTCGAAATTCTGCGAAAACAGCGAGGGAGTAACACACTATAAACTCGTTGATACATACGACTACAGAAAAATCCGAACCCCATTAACCCCTCTGACAGAAATAGAGCAAGGCTATTGCTACAATGACGTTCGCGGTTTATGTGAGTGCATCCGCGCCGCGCGTAAAGAAGATAATCTTGCAGAAATCCCCCTTACCTCAACAGGCTACGTCCGCCGCGAGTTCCGCCGTGCCATGCAAGCGGATAAAAACTATTATCCCGATACCTTTACCGATCTTGCGCTTACGTTACCGCAGTACCAACTCTGCAAAGACGCGTTCCGCGGCGGCAACACGCACGCCAACCGCATCCACGCGGGACACACGATCACCGCGAAAAAAGGGGAAAACGCAATCGTAATGGGAAGTATGGATATTTCTAGCAGCTACCCCGCGCAGATAGCAATGGGTTACTATCCCATGAGTGCGTTTCGGGCGGTTGAGATTACATCGCAAGAACAGTTTGATAATTTGTGTGCTACGCGCTGTGTTATCATGCGGGTACAATTTAATAATTTGCACATAAAAGAGAATATCCCCGTCCCGTACATCCCATTGTCAAAGTGCCAGAAGCACGGAAAAGATTGTGTGATTGACAATGGACGCGTATTGTCGATTGATTGCTGTGAAATTGCAATGACGGAAATCGACTTAGCAATCATAAGAAACCAGTATGCTTACGACTTTTTTACCGTGTCGGAGTGCTACGTAGCCGCGCGCGGAAAGTTACCGGACAGTATGCGTAACACAATGATGTCGTTTTTTATCGCAAAAAGCAAGTTAAAAGGAAATTCCAACAAAATATATGAGTATATGAAATCTAAGAATAAATTGAATAGTACGTTTGGAATGTGTGTCACCGATCTCTTACAGGACGAATGGGTAATGAATCAAACCACAGGGGAATGGTCAAGGGAAAAAGCAGATGCGGAAAAAGCACTGAACACGTATTACGATGGAAAGAATAGTTTCTTGCACTATCAATGGGGTATCTACGTTACTGCTCACGCTAGAAAGCAGTTACAAGATATGCTAGATGTGGTTGGCATGGATGTTGTTTACTGCGATACCGATAGCATCAAATTTCTGCATCCTGATATACATATTCCAGAATTTGAAGCGAAAAACAAATTACTTTCAAAACGTGCGATTGAAAACGACATTCCCGCGTTTTGCGATGTAGGTGAAAAACGCTGCATTCTAGGCGTATGGGATATGGATGATCTGTATGTTCAGTTTAAAACCCTGGGGGCAAAGAAATATTGCGGAGTAGAATGGGACGAAAAAGCGGCACAATCCGGCAAAGACCCCGTGCGTTTTACGTCTACGGTCGCTGGCATGAACAAAAAATCAGGCGCGGAAAATATAAAGTGCTGTAATAATTTCCGGCTATGCCGCCGGATGGAAAATGTTGGTCGTACGATCAGTTGTTTCAATAATTCGAAACCACATTACATCAAAGTAAACGGGGAAGAAATTTTGACAGCAAGTAACATCGGAATTATTGATACCACTTATACCTTAGGAGTATCAAATGAATACTATGAAGTGTTGGTAAACTCTCAAGACGGAGTGATACCGGAATAGGAGAATAAAATGAGATTTTTTATCTTTTTTATGTTACTTTTAATCGCAACGATCTGTGCTTTGCATGAAGAGGAAATATACCTTGCTATTCTGCTTTTATTTATGGATATCTTTTTTCTTTTTCTTATTTAAAAGTATTGACTTTTTGATAGAACAGTGCTATTATAATACTTATAAGAAATAATAACCACATAAAGTAAAGGAGAAAAAAAACATGGTACGAACAAAAATTGAAAAATGGCAGTACGCTGTCATTGACAGAAAAACAAGACAGGAACTCGGTTTTTTTGAGTCTGACTCAGAATTAAAATCGCAGAAAGCCAAAAAAGATGCTGTCATCTCGGCAGGACTGCCGGAAGATTCCGTTTGCGTCTTAATTGACACGGTTTCCGCTCGCTACGAAATGCCGGACGAACAGTTTTTTGCAGAAGCAAAAAGACTGGACTAAGCGCACAACCCGCGGTCTGGAATTAGCCAGATAAGACAACGATCAAAGCAACGCGCCGCGGTTCTGCATAACAAACAATGAACTTAAAAGGAGAAAAAATCATGAGTAAAGCAAAAATGAGACTGAACAACGTAACTGTCAAATACGCAAAAGAGGAAGATGGAAAAAGCGTTCTTTCCGCTTCCATCTCTGCCGATCAGCAGAAAGCAATCTTTGACAAAATCATCGAAGAGTTTGGGGAAGATGCCGCCGCAGAAGCAAAATGGATTCCGGCGAAAGAAACCGACGAAGCGGGTCTCTACGTAAAAGCGCAGACCAATTACCGCGTTGACTTTTACGAGGACGGCGTAGAGAGCGACACCGTTTCGAGCGTTGACGAACTCGGAAAAGGCGCAGTCGTTGACCTGTTCATCTCTATCGGAGAAAGCAAGTTCCGCCGCGACAAGGGATTCACCGCATACCTTTCCGCGGTAAATGTACACAAATTCGGCGATACAGAAAAATTTAATCCGTTTGCCTAATTACCATGATATGGGTACGCGCCCCGACTGGCGGACGGTAACTTGAGGATTTCGTTTACCTGTAGTTGATTGTTACTATATCTTGTGTTATAAAACTTCATTCCATACGTGTAAGAGAGCTACGTTTTCCAGCGTAGCTCTTTTTATACCCAGCGCAGCTCTGCCCTTTCCCCGCCGTCCATCCGCAGTCAAAACGTGCGATCATCGTGCGATAAACGTGAGATTGTCTGCGGTTTTGCTGGCGGGGAACTGGCGGTTAACATAGATTATGCGGGACGCGGTGCGCGTTGTGGAAATGATAGAAAGGAGGAAGTGAAACAATGATTTTTTGGAATGATATCAAATGGGAAAAACTTTTTAAAGATTATGGCGTGAAATTTGAAGCGGTAACGGATGATGGAAAGCCGATTCAGTATTACAATCCGATTCGGTTGTTTACGGAGCCGGACGTGGACGGGGAGTTCGCAGGCGTGGCAATTACGTGTTCTAACCGTAGTGCCGGAAAGACCAGTGCGTTTGCCGCGGCGAGCTGTATTTTGTGTAAAGAATATGGTTTGCAGACCGGTTGGATTTTTCGGACAAAAGGGGAAATGACGGGAGCGGCGGCGATGTACGAGGATATGTTGCGGATGTACCCAAAATTGGGTAGTGTGATTACCTATAAAAATCTGGATAAAAATGGAAATGTCGTGCGGTATTTTCTGGACGGTGAGCCGTTCGGATGTGCGTTTAGCTTTGGCAGTAAGATGGACAGCGTGAAAAAATTATCGCCGTATTTTCGGGATATTTATTTTTTGTTTTTTGATGAGTTTTCCATGGAGAGTGGGCAGTACGTGAAAGGGGAGTCTGAAAAACTGCAATCGTTGTTATTGACGATCAGTCGTGGAAACGGAAGTCAGTCTAGATGGTTTAAGCTGGTGATGGCATCGAATAATATTTCTTTACTTAATCCCTATTTTGTATTTTTTGGTATCCATAAGCGGTATCAGAAAGAAACCAAAATGATGCATGGAAGTGGTTTTGTATGTGAATTTACCCACAATGACAGTGCAAGTAAGGCGATGTGGGAAAATACTGCTCTGAAAGCATTCCGCGGTGGTCACTATATGCAGAGCATGAGCGTGGGTGATCAGATGTTGATTGACGATGCTGTGTTTGTGCAGAAGCCGACCGGACGGTCGCGGTACCTGTTTACGATCGAACACAGCGGAAAAAGTTATGGGGTATATGAGTATTACGAAGAGGGGTATATCTATATTACTCATAACTATAACCCGTCTTGTAATTTTGTTGCGGTGTTCCGTGACGGAGATCATACGCAGAACACGGTGATGTTGGAACACTATGATTATCTATTCGAAAATCTGGTTGACGCGTACCGGAAAGCATACTTGCGATTTGACGATCTAGACAGCAAAAATATGGCGGTTGAGTTGCTGGGGATTGATCTTTATAAATAGTTCGTGGGAGACGGACAAATGTACTTGACATACGGACAAAGAAGAGGTATTATGAAAATACGGGGAAACCTTTTTCAGAGGGGTTGCCACGGCTGAGTAAGCCGCCCTGTCCTTGGCAGGTCAAAAGGTTTCCTTGTTTAAATGGGCAGGAAGAAAGGAGCAAAGATGGCGAATATCGTTTTTAATATGATCGTCGGAATGATGAAAAAAGAAAATGCCTACCTTGCTTATACGGTACGTTATAGAGGGGATGAGAAAGACACGTTGATTTTCGTCCCACATGAAAATTATGAGTCTCACATCCGGTATTTGTGGGATTTTTTTTTTATGGATGGTAACGCGTATAACAGTAAATCGCCAGTCCGATTCATTCATAATTTTATTATGTGTGATAAATTAAGTGAAATTGAAGACTGGTTAAAATGGCAGGATAAGGAGGTGGAAGCATGGATGTAACGATGGTAACACAGTTAATAGGAAGTCTCGGTTTTCCAATCGTTTGCTGCGGCGCGCTTTTTTGGTATCTGGTGAAAGAAAAAGACGCACACAAGAAAGAAATGGAAGAATTACGGAAAAGTGTAGAAGCGAATACAACTGCGATTAATTCACTTTGTCAGCACTTAGGAGGTGGAAAGAATGAGTAAAATCGAAAAAGCAGTTGCATGGGAGGAACAGATTGCCGCTGATGATCGGCATGGTTACTCACAGGTACACCGGAATGGACCTGATTATGATTGTTCCTCATTTGTCGGAACGGCACTTGCAAAAGCTGGGTTTCCAGTCAGTCAGTACAGTACCACAAGAAATCTCGGCGAACAGTTGGAAAGCTCTGGTTTTGTAAAAGCTAAGAAACCGTGGCGGCGCGGTGATATCCACCTTGCGGCTGGTCATCATGTTACGATGTCGGTTGACGCGAACCGCATTGTCCACGCCAGTCAGTCCGAAAACGGCGGCATTGATGGACAGACGGGCGATCAGACCGGAAAAGAAATCTGCGTTCGGTCTTATTATGATCTCCCGTATGAGAATACCGTCCATTATCGGTATGCGGGAAAAAACGACAAACCACAGAAAGTTATTGAAAGCTCAATCAAAACAGAATCCGCGCGTAGTTTTGACCGGAAAATTGCAGGAGCGTATCATACCAATGATCGCTACAATCTGCGTGTTGGCGCGGGAATGGATAAAACGGTCATTTTAACGCTGCCGACCGGAACCAGTGTTAGAAACTACGGGTATTATACAAATGAGTGGTATCTTGTAAAAGCGGTTGTCAATGGAATCGTCTATACTGGTTACGTTGCAAAAGAGGGACTGACCCGTGGCTGATCTGACACTTGCGTACAACACTTGTATTGAAATATGCAACGAACCAAACGTGGGTTACTCGCAAGACTATCGTGAGGGGCAGACCGTAGGAAGTATTACGTACTATGATTGTTCGTCCCTCATGAGTTATTGTTGTACCGTTGGTGGTTTTTTGGCAAGCAACCCGTGGTTTACCACTCGGAGCATGGATGGGTATCTGATCGGTGCTGGATTCCAAAAAGGAACCGCAAATCAGCCGTGGAAAAAAGGAGATATTTTGTGGCGTTCCGGTCATACCGAAATGGTGTACAATCCCGCAGACGGCGGCGGGTATACGATGGGAGCGCACACAGACAGCTACCCACTGGACAGACAGGTGTCCATCAATACGTTTGTGTCGCCCTATAGTTCCTGGACGTATCTTTACCGATATCCGGTTGAGGTGCAAAGCGGTATCAGCCAGTTTGTGATTGCCGCCATCTGCGGCAACTTCTGGCAGGAATCAACCATTAATCCGGGTTTGTGGCAAGGTACGATTGTCGGTTCACCCGGTTATGGTTTGGGACAATGGACAGATAATTCCGCTACCGACCGCCGGACGCGGTTGTTCCAATGGTTAGATTCCAACGGGTACAGCCGGGAAGATGGTAACGCACAGTTAGAATATCTGATTTATGAAAATGTCTGGTATTCGGTCGGAGCCGCTAGTGCTTACAAAAATCTACAAGCGTTTTTGCACAGTGACAGCACCGATCTGAACGCACTGACTTCCGCCTATATGAAAGGGTGGGAGGGGATCAGTGACGATGGAACGCTAGCGTTCCGGCAGAAAAAAGCGCATACGTGTTTCAATTATATTTCGGAACACGCGAAAGATTCTGCAATTACCGGATGGATTGTTGGGAATCGGTACTTATCTGATTCCGAACGTTTGAACAACGCGGTGATGGTCTATCGGTACTTGGCAAAAGGAGAGCAACCCGAGCCGCCGGAGCCACCCCACCCCATGAAACCAAAACGGCATAAAATGCCAATCTGGTTATATCCCAATTTAACAAGGAGGTTTTAACATGACACTGGAAGAGTATTGGACAGAAATTGTAGCAGACATTGGAAACATCGAAACGCACGGTGACGCAATCGCCGCCATCAGCGAAAAAATCAAAACAGAAGATACCGACATCGGCGCACTGATGTCCGAACGTGACGCGCTGGCTGCGGAACGGGACGAACTGCGCGGAAAGTATGATTCCGCGGTCGCAGAAATCAAAAGCCGCTGGTCTGATCTTTCTCACGGTGGAAGTATCACCAAAGTGACCGAGTTTGGCGGAAAAGCGCCGAAACCGGAAGAAACCGCAACAAGTATCAATGATCTTGATATGTCTCAGCTTATCATGAGCGGAAAAGGAGAGTGAAACAATGGCAAAAAAACTTGATATGACAAACATTAACATGCTGAATGCCGTTCGGCAGACGATGAGTGTTGATTACCGTGACCGAGTTCCGGTGGCAACACGCGAAAATATCGCCGATATTGCGAAAACGTTGACTGACCCTTACAATCCGATGGCGCGGAACGAACTGGTTCCGGCGCTGGTAAATCTGATTGCCAGCCAGTCTATCAGTACGGAAGCGTTCCGAAATCCTCTGCGTGTTCTGAACAGTAACGCCATGCCGTTCGGAAACGGAGAACAAGAAGTTTACGTAAATTTTGCACAGGGTTACGCGCACGATGCCAATATCAGCATCGAAGATGCTACCGCCATTTATGACAGCTATATCATGGCACTGTATCATGTCATCAATTTCAACAACGATTATCCGGTGACGATCTGGTTTGAGGATATGCGCGGCGCGTTCCTTGATGATTACGGACTCAGAAGTCTGGTACAGGCAAAAGTGGAGAGTGTCGTTTCCGCTTGTAACTGGGATGAGTTCACAACAGCGAAAGAGCTGATCGCGTCTGCGAAAAGTAACGGTCAGATTTATCCTGTGCACGTCGACCCGGTTACTGACCAGGCGAGCGCCAATGCGCTTGCGAAACAGATTCAGTCCTATATTGACAAGATTCAGTTCCCGAACCCGCTGTATAACTTTGCTGGCGCGACCTCGGCGGCGAAAGAAGATACGATTCTTCTGTTCGTTGACCCGGATACGAAAGCTGCTATGAACGTGGACAGCTATGCAAGTGCGTATAATCTAGATCGTATGATTCCGAAAGCTCAGCAGGTGTTGATTGATAACTTTAACGATGCTGAGGGCATTGTCGCCGTGCTGGTAGACAAACGATTCTTCAAAATCCGTGAACAGTACCGCATGATGGTACAGGACAATGTTAATCGTGGATTAAGATGGAACAGCACGTACACGGTAAAAGAGATGTTCTCTTACTCTCTGTTTTATCCGATCATCGTGTTTACGACAGAGACGGTTGATGTTTCTTTCATTACCGCAAGTGACGTGGGACTGGTGAAATCCGGAACAGATGTGGACTTTGGCGGAAAATTTTCAGTTACTTCTAAAGGGGTAGCTGATAAAGCAATCGACGTAAAAGTAGAGGGTAATTCTTCTGCCGATACGTTTGTTATCCCGGGCACAACCATTCTTCGAATTGCAAAAGATGAAAAGAATCTAAAAACGAAAACAAACAAAGCAGAAAGTGTGCGGGTTGTGATTACAAGCCGATTCGATTCATCAAAAACGGCAACCATTTACTTTACGACAGATTAAGTAAGAGGGAGGAAACATGGATAATTTCATTCCGATGCCGCCACAGGAAAATGTGGCGGCGG